AGACATGTACTTATGATTACTTGTCTTTGCCCCTGATCCGTGCGTAGCTACTGATCCATGCTTCGCACCTGATCCATGTATAGCCAGTGATCCATGCTTCGCAGATGATCCGTGCATAGCTATAGACCCATGCTTCGTCCCTGAACTATCCATAGCTACTGATCCATGCTTAGCGCCAGATCCAAAACTAGCGCGTTTTAATGCTACAGTTGATTTACTATTATAACTATTTCCATAATTCATCGAACCTGTATTCCTGCCAGAAAACCCTTCTAAATTTCTAGACCTAACTATTCCTCCAAAACATAACAATAAAATATATATTATCCTCATTTATAGTAATAAAATATTATATTTTTATGTCTTTTATAATACACAATTCGGTTTACTTTTTATAAATTACATATTTTTGTAAAAGTATGTAAATTGATGAAGATCGATGTAAGAAAATCGGGGTCGATTTTTTTTTTGGACATTTATTTTTGTCTAATTTTTATTTTGTGTCTGAGAAATTTATATAAAAAGTCATTTTACTCGAAGATGCTGTAAAATCTAAAATTTTATAAATAATTTGGCTGCATTAAAAAATAAATAGTTTTACTGCGGAATCTTTAGGGATTTTTTTTGTAACTAATATTTATAAATGTCTAAAAAAATATCCCAAAATCCCCTTACTAATAATAAAAAAGAATTTGTTTGTGATTGTTGTGACTACATAACCAATAATAAAAAAGATTTTATAAAGCACGAACAAACCAATAAACATAAACGAAATGTAACAACTTTAGTAACGAACGTAACTAATATCCCTAATGCAGAAACAAGGTCACATGATTGTAATAAATGCGGTGAGTCGTTTTCATATCGAATGGCGTTGTGTAGACATAAAAAAAAATGCGTTGTTGAGGATAAGATAAATACTATAACACATTCAATATCAGAAAAAAACGATATCAACTTAGCATTTGAAATAGTTAAAGAATTAATGAAAGAAAACAAAGAATTAAAAGATGTTCTTAAAGAGCAATCTAAAGAATTAAAAGATGCGATTAAAGAAATGTCCGCAAAAACTAGTACAACTTTAATACAGAACAATACTACAAATAATAATACTACAAATCATAATCATTTTAATCTTAATTTATTTTTGAATGAACAGTGTAAAGATGCGATAAGCATAACGGATTTTGTAGATTCGTTAAATTTGAACGTAGGAGACCTAGAAGCTACTGGTAAATTAGGGTATGTTCTTGGTATTTCTAGGATATTTATTAATAAATTAAAAGAAATGGATGTTTATGAACGCCCTCTTCATTGTACAGATTATAAACGAGAAACAGTTTATATTAAAAATCAGGATAGCTGGGAAAAGGATAATGCTGAGAAAACAAAGTTAAAGAAAATCGTAAATAGAATAGCTAGAAAAAACTTGGAGCAATTACCTGTTTGGCAAGCAGAGAACCCAGATTATGTAAAGCTGGATACTCCTGAGAATAATGAATTCATGAAAATATCGATGAGTTCATTAGGAGGTTATTCTGACGAAGAAGAGAATAAACAATTAGATAAGATAATGCGTAATGTTTTGAAAGAGGTTATTGTCGATAAGAATGCCATTACCGATGCCTAGACCACTATTTCCTGTAATTGTTTTGCTTTCGGTTCTGTTGTGGCGTTTTCACCGGCTTCAAGTTGATCCTCTTTCTGTTCTTCTGCTATTTTCTCATTAATCTCCAAAGTTTTTGTAATGCGTTTTTTAATATTATGTTGTTGTAAGTAGTATTTCGCAATATCAGGAGAATTCGCTAAGCAATTCATAATAGAACTGTATGTGAATTCACAAACTAAAGAATCATGTTCCGAAGTGTATTTAATGCTATACCACCAATAGGGGGGAATAAAGAGCATATTCCCTTCCAATACTTCAAATTCTAAGAACTTTATTTTATCCATTTCATGAGAATATTTTTTTTGGGGTTTCCAGACATTGATAGGAGATCTGAACTCATAGTTTTCGAAATCTTTATTTTGATATAAATATTTCGTACTTTTCCAAGGAGTCATTTTTACGCTGATTTTGCCAGTGTTGACACATAGGTATTGGCGGTAATTGGTGTGGTAACGTAGGGGCGTAACAGTATTTTTCGAGGCAGTACAAATATCGTATTTCGATGTCGCAGTAAACCCGGGCTTAATGTTTGTGTCATTGGACTGCAAAAGTTTTAGAAGACCCGATTCTTCTAGGAAATCATCGTTGTTTTCAGTGAAATATTTGGAGGCAGAATCTGTTCGCATTAGGTTGGTTCCACTTTGGAAAGGTAGGACTACGTAGTCGATTGCGTCATCTGTTGCCCAGTAATCGTTGATGTCTTTGACTCTAATGTCAATGTTTGAATATTGATCTTCGGATAAAGTTTCATAAGTTACTTTAGTAAAAAATTCCGGATTTAGTGATTTGTATTCAAAGAGGACAGGTTGCTTAATATCGCAAACTTCTTGGAGGTGCTCGTTAGAGGAATAGTCCATTTCATATATTTCTAAATCTTCGCTACGTTTATATTGATGGACGATATGGATGTATAAAAATAGAATAATTAGGAATATTAAAATATTTAGGTAAAATGTCATTTATATATTTAGAAGTGTTGTTTTAGTTATATTATGAACGAGTAGTTTTTATTTTATTTGTATATTATATAAAATGTCTATGAAAAATAGAGGAGGAGTTAGATCGTGGTTTGGTTATTTGAAAGGAGAACCAAAGGACACATCGCCGAGTGCACCAGTTGTAGAACCTGTGCCTGCTAGAAATTCGGCGTTAACATCTTTAGAAGGCAGTGATGAAGAAGCACTTCCAGAAAGCAGATATAGTGATGAAGAATTAGCTGCAGCAGAAGCAGAAGCAGAAATAAGAAAAAGCGTGGCTGCAAAAACAGCAGCAAGAGAAGCGGCAGCAAGAGAAGCAGCAGTTGTACCAGATGAAGTTAAAACTGTTAAAGGCATAAATGTTAAAATTGTTTTACACGATGACCCAGATTATGGTGAAATTTTAAAGGTATTGCCAGCGACTGTTGAAAATATGGATGTTTCGTCCACGGCTTCTAAAAATGCCCAAGTATTAAATAGTCAATATGTCCCTAATTTAACAAAAGCAGTTTTTTCAAAAATCGAAGTTGATGATCAACTTAAAAACGCTTTTAACAAAATAACTCTTGACAAAACCGCTGTAAGTGGTCTTTCTAGTAGTTACCCATCTGCTGCACAGATAGTCGCAATGATTATGAGCAAACAAGTACTTAGTGCAAACCATGGGGAATTACTAAGGCGCGCGCAAGCTGATATAAGATCAAACGGCGTAACAAAATGGTACGAAGTTAGAGGATCAGTTGCTTTGTATAACGCTCTTCAATATGAAATGTCAGGTAAAAAGAGCAGAGACGAAGCAATAGCTGCTACGGCAGCTGCCGCTAAAGCAAATGCGGCTTTTGCTGCAAGTAAAGCAGCCAAGGGTCTTGGTGCTGTTGGCAATGCAGCTGTATACGCAGCCAAGAGTGTTGGCCAAGGAGCGGATGCTTTTGGGACGGCAGCTAAGAGTGGAGTTGAACAAATGAAACAAGAGTACATAGGAAACTCAAAAAATTTGTATAAGGATTCTCAAACAGCTATTACAAATTTTTTGACTAGTAATACAGGTTTAAAACCGCAATTTGTGGAAGGGTTAAGAGATCTTGCTTCAGTAATTAAAAATCAAAAAGAAGATAAAGCGTTAGGGCTTAACGTTACGGATGAATTGGGTAAAGGCATCCGCAGTAAATTAAGAAGATTAACAACAAATTTAAACGATAAAGTAAAAGTACTAGATGGTTTTCCAAAATGGAAGATGGGGTATACAACTTGGAAAGAACCTGAGGAATTCGAGAAAGATCTTTTAAATAGAGGAATGTTGGGCGGAAAGAATACTCACAAAAATAAAAATACGAAGCGCAGAAAGACCCGAAAACATTAATAATTTTATTTATAATGGAAGGATTTTAATCATCATTAATCTTCGGCGCCAAATAAAACGTCATCGTTGCATTCTCAATGCCTAACGAATAAATAATTTTCATCGGAAAATTCTTTATCAACTTAATCTCCATATCCTTAGCAACCTTATGATATGCGCAAATATTACTCAACATTGCCAAACTAAATGATAACTTCATAACTTCACCCTCATTGATCGCATAAGAATCCAAATCCTCAATATTAATATTTACACTCATCTTACCTAGTCCCTCGCTCAAAGAATTCAACTCAATCTTCTCTTCAGAGCACTCGATATCCATTGTATCGCCGAACATTTTTAACTGTCCCACTAGGTTAGCAAAGTTACCAGAAGGAATAGAGAACTCGGCATCGCATTCCATAACAGGGATATGCATCAACTCGTATTCCAAGTCCATAAGAGGCAATTCAAAATGTTTGTCAAATACTGTCTTGCTTTCCGAAGTAAAACTAATATACAATTTATCGTTGTTTTCGGGATCGAAAACCAGAGTAATTGTCTGGCTCTTATCTCGGGTATTCAGAATCTTAAACAATAGCGTAGAGTTTAGACCGAGCGCGATGGCAGAACCGTTTGTATGTTCATATTTATCGAACCAACCACTTGGTAAATTATATTCAAATACCGAAACGTGAGAAGAATCCATAGATTGAAGATACATATGATCCTCTTCAAACATAACATTTACATTTTCTGCGAAAGCTTTCATATGCTGAAACATAGCAGAGAAAGTATCGGCTTTAATAGGAGAACTCAGAACAACGTTCATTATAATAATCGAGTTTATTCTTTATTATAATGGGAATCATTTAATCAATTTTTCAGGTAAATTATTTTTTGGATATATTGCTCATTAAAATATTGCTGCTGTGTTTGTCATAAATTACTATTTTCTTTTTAACAGCGCCATCCACAAGAGGCATCAACAATTTAGAGATGCTCTGGAATGTATTGGGCGTATTGTAAATACACATTTTATCTATTTTTTCTGAAAAGCCACAATTGGCAACCATGCATGTGTTTATAAAAACATATATAATGCTCTTGAATCTTTCTGCGGCGGATAATGTAAATCCTTCTAGATTTACATGCGCTTCAAAACTTCCATGACTATTAATGCAATGAGTAAATAGAGAAAGAACATAGTTAACGATATCACTGTAATTATCTGGTGTGGCGTAGCTCTTAAACACAGCATAATCTAAAAACACCCGATTTGTGTTAGGAAAAACAAAAAACGTTCTTTTGAGAAGACCGTCTATGCCAATAGTTTCAATAATTGTGTTAGCACATTCTTTTTTTTGATTGTTCTTGAATAATATATTTTTTTTATTTTCAGAGTAAAACTGGGCGGTTAATTCATTAATTTTGTTGGTTAACTCTGTTTCTTCTTTAGTATCCATACTCTATGATTATTACTCTATGATTTTATATTTTTTATTTAAAATAAATTTATTCTAGATTTTGTAATTCTATATTGGCAGATGTATTTACAGGTTCTGATTCAGTATTATTGCTAATTTCGAATAATTGAGGTTCGTTTTCGCCGCTATTTGTTCCTAAATCAGAAAGGATGTGAATTCTCTCTTCAAGTAAAGTTTTGTTAACATCCATTGTGTAGGATTGTAGTTTGAGAACGATTTCTTTTAATTCGCCCAATTCTTCAGCAAGCATATTAAAGCGATTATTATATTCTTCTAGTATTTCTTGGACGGAATTATCTTCTTGAGGAGGATTGGCCTCAAATCGCAAATTTTTGGACTGATCTCTTCCAGATAAATCTTTATTTTCACTTACAAAGGATTCAAGGTTCATTAGGCGGCGATCAATTACGGCAATAACTTGTTGAAGGGTAAACCCATTAGCAGGTTGCTGTTGTTGAGTGGTTGTTTGTTTTGGCTGGGGGGCACTGCTTGGGGCAGGTGGTGGATTTCCTCCATAGGCGCGGCGGTTTTTAGCAGAAGCATTTGATTTGCTCATTATCGAATATACTATTATTCGCGATATCTCTAAATAATTATAAACGTAAAAATATAAACTACAGAATTTCGATTTAAAAAATAGATTATACTAAATATAACAATGAAGGTTACATTGATCAGTTACTCTAAATCTGAAAAAGATCAGAGTTTACAAGATCTAGTTGCTTATTGTGCGCGAGTTTCTAATCCGGCAAACCAAAACAATACCGAAACTAATGAAAAGTTAATTAAATATTTAATAAAAAATAACCATTGGTCTCCATTAGAGATGGTAAGTATATGTTTAGAAATAGAGACGACTAGAGATATAGCGCGACAAATACTAAGACATCGTTCTTTCTCGTTTCAGGAATTTTCTCAACGTTATGCAGTGGCGGATTTAGGCGTAGTAATAAGAGATGCTCGGATGCAAGATAGCAAGAATAGACAGAATAGTGTAGAAACAGATGATCCAAAAATTAAAGAC